GTTTAGGCGGGGATGCGCTCCAACAGCGCCAGGCGCCGTTCCAGCGCGCGTCGCTGCGCGGCGACGGCCGTGTCCTGCTCTGCAGGGCTGACAAGCGGGATGGGGGCGTTCTGATAGGCCGACAGGTTCCAGTGGTTGCTTGCCGTCTTCTTACCGACCACCTCGACCACGCGATCGGCAAAGCCATGCGCCTTGGCCTCATCTGCCGTAAACCACGTCTCGTCATCCATCCACTGGACGATGTCGGCCAGTGCCTTGCCAGTGCGGCGTGTGTAGTCGCCGGCCAGGCCGTCATCGATCTTGCCCAGCAGCTCGCCGGTCTTGGACAGATCGGCCTTATTGCCGATGGCGATGGTCCAGGCGTTGTGGATCATGAAGCTGGCGCCCTGGGTGATCTCCACCTCGTCGCAGGCCATGCAGATGCCGGTGGCGGCCGAGGCCGCCAAACCATCGACATGCGCGATGACAGTCGCACGGTGCTGAGCAATGGCCGTCATCATGGCGCGCGCAGCGAACACATCGCCGCCGGGCGAGTCGATCCGCAGGTGGATCGTCTGTGCATCGATGCCGGCCAGCGTCTTGGCAAACGCGGTCTCATCGATGTCGCCCCACCATTGGCCAATGACGCCATGCAGGTAGAGCGTGGCGTCATTGCCTGCCAACTCGGCGCGGATCGGCGCGCAGGCGCGCGCGTTATCGCGTGCCAGCTGCAGCAGCTTCGGGATCGTCATCTTCGTGCTTCCTCTCAGGGTCTGGCGAGCTTGCTGACGCGGCCGCCTCGCTCGGGCGGTACAGCGCATCGCCACCGGCAACCGGCGGCAGGTTCTTGGTGCGGCGCACTTCGTTGACGGTCATCCAGCCCTGCGCACCGGGACCCCCGAGCGCCTTGCCGAAATACTCGGCCTGCGCCTTGGAATCGCCCGCCATCAGGCCCTCGACGTTGTGCTCGACAAAGTAGCGGGCGGTGAAGAAGAGTTTGCGGTTCAGCTCATCGCGAAAGCGCTTCAGATGCGGACCCAGGGTGTGCTTCACAAAGCCGATGCTCATCTGCTCGATGCCCGTGCCCCAGCTGCTGGCCTTGGTCGTCTCACCGATCATGTGCGGTGGGCACCCGAAGGCGCGGGCGATGTCGATCACCTGCCATTGCCGGGACTCGAGCAGTTGCTGATCCACCGCCGACATCGTCAGTTCCTTCACATCCAACCCTTCGGTCAGGATCAGTGGGATGCGGCGATTGCCCTGAATCCCGCCGTACTTCTTGACCCACGCATCGCGGAAATCATCCTGCTGGGCCTGGGTCATCTTGCCGGTTGCCCGAAGCGCCACCTCGGGCTTTCCTCCCTCGCTGAAGAACTTGCCGGCATGCTCGTCGCCTTGGAGCGCGATCCCAACGCCATTGCGAGCGCCCCATTGGATCACCGACATGGAGCACACGCCGTTGAAGCCGAACCCCGGCAGGTGCAGCACGTCGGCCTGGTCGACGACAAAGGAGCCCAGCTCGTCGAAGAAGGTGTATTGCAGCCGCAACGGCTCCTTCGGACTTGCGCGCTCCTGCGCGATGATCTGCAGCTGATCGCGCGACCAGGGAATCAGGCCGGTCATCTGGCCGGCACGATTGCGCGTGATGTAGGCGATCCCATCGCCGCGCAAGAGCACCTGGGCGACCAGATATTCCCATGCCGCGGCCGCCGGCCATGCCTGGCTGAACTGCTCGTTGAGCAGCCACCAATAGTCGTGGTCCGCTCGGCGGCGCGAATCGTCGACCCGCTCATAGATGTGCAACGGCAGCTGCGCAATCGCACCGGCAATCAGGTTGACGCACGCAAACACCGACGAGACCCGCATGGCCGTGGTGGGAGTGACCACCGCACCCGACGCCGTCTGGCCGGCACCGAAGATCTCGAACATACGCATGTCCGAAGAGGCGATCATCTCACCGTCGATCAGGTTGCCGATCGTCGGCTCGATGCGCTCGCGCAAGGCGCGCCTGGGCGGATCGAACAGGGCGAACATCAGTGCATCACCACAAAGCCCTGCTCGATCAGGGTGGAGTCCTTGGCCTGCAGCGCCAGGGCCATGGCCAGGATCAGCGCAAGCGCGCCATCGATCTTGTTTTCTGCGGTTTCCTTGCGCGGGAACACGTGTTCCTTGGCATCCAACCGCGCCACCACGTTGCCCACCATCCAGGTCATGGCCGCATTGCCGTCGTGCCACAGGCGACGGGCCAGCGTCAGCGCTTCCACTTCTTTCATCGGCTCGGACAGATTGCGCACGGTCTGTGCCATCTCGATCACCGGCAAGCCGGCCTGGCCCAGGCGCGTCATCAGGTAGGCCGCCTGCGCCGGATCGAAGGCGATGTTCTGTAGCTCGGTCACCGCGGCCCACTCCTTCAAGTCCTCTTCGATGAAGGCGTAATCGGTCATATTGCCCGGTGTGGACACCATGACCTCCTCCAGCACGAAGTTCTGGTATTTCTCGTTTTCCTGCACCGCAGACTCAGGCACGTAGAACCGCGGAACCACGTAGTAACTGTCTGCCTTCTCAAACAGCAACACCGCCGCGGCAACATCCAGCTTGGACGCCAGATCGACGCCGGCATAGCATTTGCACCCGGCAAAATCGGCGATCGAGAACGCCCGCTGTTGGCGCTGCCAGGCCAGCATGTTCATCCATGCGGTCTTGGCACCGACCCAATCGTTCAGGTGCTTGGTCCGAAACGCATTCTGCTTGGACGCCGAGCGCTTGGCTTGGGCAAGCTGGGCCAGCAGGAACGGCGCAAACACCGACACCCCATAGTTCGGATTGGCCTTGATCAAACTTGCCGGATCGTCCCAGCGGTCGCCCTCGTCCAAGGCGTAGATGATCCCGAACACAGTCTCATCGACCACCTCCCGGCGCAGGATGCGGATCACATCGCGACGCTTTTCATAGCACGGCCCACCCAGGTTGGACCCGGCGGTGGTGATGATCGACAGCAACGGTTGCTCGCGTGCGCCCATGCCGGTCTGCATCGCATCGACCATGTGGTCGGTATCGTGCTCGTGATACTCGTCCACCAGCGCCGCATGCGGGCTGGAGCCGTCGCCCGGCTTGCCGATCATCGGCTCGAACTTGGACATATCCTCCATCACGAACATCGGGCCGGGGTTCTTCGGGTTGCCTGCTTGCTCGATGCCGAAGCGGGCGCGGAAGGCCGGCATCTTGTGCACCATCTGCCACGCTGGCCGGTAGACCTCATACGCCTGTTTCTCGCTGGTCGCGCCCGAATACACCTCAGCGCCGGCCTCACCATCGGCGGCGAACAGATACAGCCCGCGCGCGGCCAGGCGCAGCGACTTCCCATTCTTGCGCGGGATCTCCTCATAGGACTCGCGGAACCGTCGCAAGCCATCGGCCTTGTGGACCCAGCCAAACAGGTTGCACTCGATGAAGCATTGCCACGGCTGGAACATGAGCCGCTGTTTCTGTGCCGCCCACTTGCCCTTGGTGTGCGGCATCAACTGCATGAACCTCACCGCCCGATCGGCCTTTGCCGCATCGAAGATGTAGGGCCACTCCTTGCCCTTGCGCTTGAGGTTGTCCAAGAAGCGCAGGCAGGCCAGGCGGACGTATTCGCCGGCCGGGACCTTGCCGGCGACGACGTGGCAGGCGTACTCCTTGGCGATGTCGCTCGGAGACGTGGCGGCCATGCCTAGAACTCGTTGAAAGGATTGTCCTCCGGCGACTTGTCAGTGCCCAGCTTCTGCCGATCGGCCGGCGTCAGGCCCAGCCGCGCAAGGCAGCCGATCAGATGCGAATACTTCGCCGCCTTGAAGTCCGCGCGGTTGGCGCGGAACTCGGCGAGCAGCGAGGCCGCGATCTCCATCACGAAGCGGTCCGAGCAGGTCAGCACGCCCGGTAGCGCGCACGTCTCAATCTCTTTCCACGCGGCCGCCACATCTTCCGGCAGATGGTTGGGCGGCTGACCCAATGCAACGGGGGACTTAGGTGTTTGGCGCTTGTAACGCTGCGGGTTCTGCTTGTCGGCCCCCTTGAGGCGGGCCAGCTCATCGGGCTGTTTGTGCCTGGCCATGGGTCACCAACCGAAAATCAAATTCTGTGGAAACGCGAAGAAAAGGGGGCGCACCGATCGCAAGGCAAACGCCCCCAACGTTGCCCATCCCCCCTGCCCGTCATGGGCAATCGGTCCCGTCTTCCGGATCGCGCAGCAGGCCATCGAACCGCTCAGGCGCACACCGGCGTGATGTCCCGAAGCCGCCGTTCTCCTTGGCCGTCTTGCGGCTATGGCAAGCGTGGCAAAGCGACTGCAGGTTGTCCGGTGCGTTGTTGCTGTCGTCCCCGTCGATGTGGTCCACATCCGACGCGGCGACCACGCGACCGCCCCTGGCGCACTGCCGGCACAGCGGCTCGGCCGCCAGGTGTGCAGCACGGAGTTGCCGCCACTGTCTCGCGTTGGTCGGCAGCGCGCGCCGCGCCTGCCTGCGCTGCGCCTGCTTGCTGTCCTCGGTATACGGCTTCCACCAGCGCGGCCGGTGTTGTGGTGGGCGCATGGGCATGTGCCTTCTCAGCCCACTCTGCCAGCGCATCCCATCACGGCTGTCCGACACCGGGCTGCAGCGCGCGGATGCGTGCCATGCGGTGATCGCAATCGGTCTGCGTCGGGACATTGGCGTTGTACGCCGAGACCACCGCCTCGACGGTGCGCCCCTTGGCGCGGACGGCAGGGCATGGCCTGGTCAGTGCGTCAGGCAACGGCACGTACTGCGGCACCTGCACACGTACCACGGTCGGCAGGGTCGGCTTCACGGTGTTCTCGGTGCAGCTGGTCAGGACCACCAACAGCACCGCCAGATGTCGGCGAGTCATAGGACGGGGATCTCCGGACACAGGGTCATTGCCAGCTGCACGGCACACGTCGGCGTGGCCTTGGCCACCTGCAGCGCGCGGGTGGCCGATGTCGCCTCGGCACGAGCGAGGACCGTGTCCTGCATCGCGTGATGCGCTGCCGCCGTTGCTGCCGCCTGCTGCTCGGCGGCGCGCGTCTGTGCGGCGAGACTCTGAGCGGACACCTCACGTAGCGTCAGACCGCAGGC